AACATTTGTTTCTTGGTCTATTTAAAAAAACTTCGTATTTGTAATTAAGGTCTTTTAATATTTGTTCATATTGTTTTAAACTAGTTTCATTGTCAATTAGTTTTACTTCAAACTCAATTAGAAATGCCTTAAATGGTACATCATAAGTTAAAATCTCTGTACAGAAATCATACCATACACCCTCAATATCAGCTTTGATAATATCTGGTTGTGGCATATCTTCTTCCATCATCTGTTTTAAGTTCTTACACTCTACTTCAATGTATGCTGGATTTTCACCAAATTGTGGTAATGGTAATAGTGAATAACATTTTGCTAAATCATTCTTATCATAATAAAACTTCATAGTACCAGGTGTTTTATTATATGCAACTTGATGAAATGTCATCTTATTTTTACCAGCAAAATTTGTTTCCCACATCTTAACTGTATCTGGTGTAGGGTCATATAAATGTATGTTCATGTTAGGATTGTCTTGCAACATAGATTGTTCCCAACCTACATCTCTATGTACACCTAATGATAATACATTTGTGCTTTCTTTTACTATTGATTCTGGTAACCAATAGTTTTTATATTGTTTAAATTCTTGAGGCTGCATATACATACCTTCAAGTCTTTTAATCTCACTTAATAGTTCTTGTTCATTCATATACTTTCCAATCTGTTTTAAAAGTTACATAATTTAATTGTATGCCTCTTCTTTCAACTTGTATTTGTTTTCCTTCTTCCATACCATGCCACTTATTAGGACCATGAAATATATATCCGTAGTTATGCCAAAAAGGTACTGTATGTTTTAGTTCTAGGTCTTCGTTATATAAATCTGTACCTAAACTTACATTTTCGCCTGTCTCATTTACATATATTAAACTAGATATTAGTTTTTCTGGAATATCACAATGAGGTTTCAACCAAAAACCCTCTGTATCATTTAATACTTCTAATCTTACATAAGAATTATCAAAGTTGTTTTCATTACCTACCATTTTAGCAATCAATTCTCTAATAGGTTTACTTTGTAACTCTCTTATAAGATTTATTAGTTCAGGATATTTTGTTCTATTATCATTTGTAATATACTCTCTTAATTTATGATTTTGTTTTTCAACACCCTCTTTATAACCTGACCTTGTGCCATCATGTAATACACCACTTCTTTGAAATGTTGCACCTCTAATCTCAGCCACTTGTGATTGTGTTAATGCCTGACCAAAGGTAAAATGTTCCCATGGCATATCTTGTCTAGTTGCTTTACTTAAGCTTTCGTAAAATTTAGTGTACATTTACCACTTATTGCCTCCGTTTAAGTGTGACCATGCTTGACCACTCAACATCTCTTGTTGAGTAAACTGAGCACACATTAAAGATTTAACCCAATCTTGTCTCTCACCTGTATATAATGGGTCCTTAATTTGGTCTAACTCATTTAAACCTAAACTCACAGGATATGCTGGACTATGTTCACTACAATAACTAGGAACACCAGCCATGACAGCATGTACGGCACACATTGAATGGAAAGATACCATAGCAAAACAATCTTTTAAATCTTCACTTAATGGTGTTTCTTTTCTATCAGGTGACCAATCTGCGTCATCTTTAAATTTTTGTCTAACAACAATATCTTTTCTAGTATGTTGTTTTATCTTTTTTACAATGTCTTTTTCCCACTCGATTCTGTCAATACCATACCAACGAGCAGTATGATAACTTGGTGGTATTACTAATATATGTTTACCGTCATATTGCCATGGTTTAGGTGTTAATTCATCTCTACATTTTGTATTTAATTTATCCCATAATGATTCCCACCTTTTGGTAACTCTGACATTTTTTTCTATATAATTTTTTTGAGTATTGTTTTTGATGATACGATACCATTTGTGACCTGTGTTTGATTGTCTGTAATCGTTACTAAAGAAATAAGGTTGGTCAAAGTAATACCAATCTTTATTATCCCTAACGCAAACATCATGTACTGCTTTTGTACCTCTAATTAGACCTTGAAATATTGCTATATGGTTATCAGGTATTTCACCGTCCCAATCAGGCCAAATGAAATCTAAAAATCTCTCTGCGCCTTTAGATGGTTCTTTGTTTCTTTCTACTGAATGAAATATTTTTGGATTTAATCTAGCTGAAAATGCATTTAGAAATGCTGATGAAGCTCTTTTAGTCTCAAACTGATATGTTATCATAACCAACCTTTTGAATATAATAACTATCAACAATATCTGATATAGGGTTACCTACTTTTTCAGTATCAAATATTTTCTTCAAGTCAATTTTAGTTTCTTTCACAAATGCCTCATACATTTTGTCTTTATCAGCGTTACCTTTACCTGTAGCACCTTTTTTTACAACACTAGGAACAACAGTTTCATATTCTAAATTCATTTCCATTAATCTATATTTAAGAATACCACAGTTTTCGGCAATTTGAAATACTCCACGACCTTTTGAACCAAAGGAATATCCTTCAATAAAGATATTGTCAATACTTCTATAACCGATTTTATGTGAGATATGTTTTTCAATGACCTGAAAAACAAAGCTTGAGATGTTTTTAAACCTTTTAATGGGGTCTGTCCATTCTTCATGTTCATAACCAATAATATTCTCACTTTGTTTTCCGATCCACTTTTTCTTGTTGGTCAAATAATAAAACATTAAATCACCACCAATATTAATACAGACAGCCGGACTTGTTAAACTATAATCAATTCCAATTATCGTCTTCTTCGTCTTCGTGTTCATTAACCCATTCAACATTTTCTTCCTCATCTTCTACTTCAAATCCACAGAAAGGACATGTAAGAGGTTCTAAATCTTGCTCTTCAATATCCCATGCTACGGTATATTTAGTCTCGCAAGAGGAACAGGTTTTTGTAACTTTTTCTATTGCCATTATAGTTTAAATTGTTTGAATTGGTCTTTTTTAACATCTTGTTTTATGCCACCAATTACATAAGACTCAATTTCAGTTTCTTGTGGTGCGTTTTGTGTACCCTTTGAATTCAACCAATGGTCTACCCACGGTAAAGGATTTGTTTTTTGTTCGTATCTTGGTTCTAGGCCTATTCCTTTCATACGCCTGTTCGCCATGTACTCTACAAATTGGTGTAACAGTTTTTCTGATAAACCAATCATACTTCCTTTGGAAAATAGATGTGTTGCCCAACGCTTCTCCTCCGTTAATGCGTCATCATACATTTTGTAAACTTCTTTTTCACATTCTTTTCTAATCTTAATCATGTCTTTGTCATCATTACGGTCATGCCAGTTATTGATAACAGTTTGTGACATAGCTAAATGTTGTGATTCGTCTCTTGCGATAAACGAAATAATTTTAGCACTACCCTCTAGTAGTTTTAATTCACCAAATGCAAACGAACAAGCAAATGATACATAGAATCTTAAACCCTCTAGTATATTTACAGTTACCATTGCAAGATACATTTTCTTTTTAAGTTCGTATAAATCAACTTTAGACTTATCTAAATGCCATCTATAACCTAAATCAATAAGTTCATCATAAGTTTGAGTTACAGATTTACTTCTTTGTGCAATCTTTTCGTCTTCAATAATAGTATCAAATACTTCATTTGGATTTGAATATAAATTTTTAATTATATATGTGTAACTTCTACTATGAATTGTTTCCATAAAATCCCATGTTACAATACAGCCTTCTAATTCTGGATTAGATACAAATGGTAAAAATGCCAAACACGGACCTCTACCTTGTACACTATCTAACATAGTTTGGTATTTTAAATTAGAGGTAAAGATAAACTTTTGTTGTTCGTTTAGTTCTTGATAGTCGTTTCTATCTTTCTGTAAAGAAACTTCCTCTGGTCTCCAAAAATAACCTAGTTGTTGTTGGTTTAATTTATCAAATATAGGATATTTCATATCACTATATTGTTGTACTTGTAAGTCCTCACCGAAAAACATTGGTTGTTTTGTGAAGTCTAGTCCTTTTTCTTTACTGAATACGCTTTTTGCCATTTTACTCTTTTCTCTCCTCTAAATCATAAAAGAATTTATCGTCATCACCTGCTGTCCATTTTTGTTCACATTCTACACTATCCTCTTTAGTGGACACATTGAAATCCGGAATCTTCAACTCGCTAGGAGTATAACTTTGATCATAGAATATTAT